GAACTGATATATCGGAGGATTTTGACGTCTATGGATCTCCTACCGCGTCAGGCCTAGAGCCTAACGAAATACACTTCATTTATATTAAACCCACCGATATATCAGTTCTAAGAGCTAACTACCAGGTTGGAGATTGTGATGAGGGTTCAGAGAACGGGATCGGCATTCCATCCACTGAACCAGGTGCAACAAGCTTCTTAGAACTGATATATCGGTGGGTTTAATATAAATGAATTGTATTTCGTTAGGCTCTAGGCCTGACGCGGTAGGAGATCCATAGACGTCAAAATCCTCCGGGCTAGTAAGAACTTGCCCATTATAGAGGACTTCAATCTTATCAGGATTGTAGTCATACGAAACAGCATAGATCTGATTGATGCCGTCGGCAGCTCCAATCAGCTCGTCGGCCATCACAAATCTACAATCTGATTGTCTCCCTAGCTTCCGTAATATAATCATTTATTTTCTACTCCACTCTACAAAAAAGAAATGGCCAAGAACGTGCGTACCTGTAGCCTTGATCTGCAAGGCCACAGATGCTGTTCTACAGAACGGATTCTTAGCCATATCTTAACCCCTTCTAGTTTTATTCTGTTACTTCATCGGTAGGTTTTTCTTCTCCACCGTCGGCCGACTCTGCTGGGGTCTTGTCCCTTAACTCTCTTCGTCGTTCTTCTTGTACTTCCCTAGCTGCCTTAAGCTTGTTCATGGTTTCCTGTCTTGCAAGATCCCTTTCAGCAGCGGCGACCATATTTTGTACTAATTCCATAATAATCTGCTCATTTGCTTTGAGTTGAGCAATCTCGCCCTGTAACGCGTGTAGTTGCTTGACTTTTTTTTCGATGTCTAATCTAAATCTTTCTACTAATGTTACAACGAATCCCGCTTCTTCCTTAGTAATAGCTTCGCGGTCTTCGGCATTCATTACTACACTTCTTAATTTATTTCTATCTGTTCTGCTTTCTAGCATTTTCCTTTTCCTCCTATATAGTCCTTAATTCTTTAGAAGTTAAATAATTATAAAAAAGAGGTGGTGCCCAGCCACCTCTTGATTATTTTAGTGATACGGAGTCCAAATATCATCTTCACTTTGTACGTACACATTAAAACGGTATGACCCGGATCCAGAGAACGAAGTTGCATTTTCGAGATCGGTATCGGTAATTTCATTTCTTACCATAAAATTAGCAAAAGTATTACCAGATTTAACAAGGTCACCAGTGTTGGCACCGTCGCCGCCTACTTCAATTCTATAAGGACCGGCTGCTGTGCTCTGCCATCTAATGACAGAAGTGGTGTTTCCTACGTTAAGTGCGTCATCAAAAATCTTATTTGCGGACACACTATTAATGGTTACTAATGCTACTACGCCGAACAAGAAATCTACACCGTCGCCTGCTGGAGGAGTATACCCACCACTAAAGGTGAAATTTACATTATCGCCTGATGGGGGTGTATATGACATAGATCATACCTCCTTATTGCCTAACCTTAAAGATCAGGTTAGAGTATTGGTAAACGTCAAAGTGAAATTCGATAGTTGTTGGACTTGTTTCTGCATAATCTCTGTCTTCATTGGCACCACCTGCTCCAGTGCTGGCAACAAGTAGTTGACCGTCCAAGTAGACATCCATGTTTTTGCCCTGCTTGCCGCTATCGGATGACGGCGTGTAACTAACACCAACCGGCAACGTATACGAGTCTCCGGCAGTGTAATCTTGGTCGACTGTTACAACATAACGTTCTTCTACCCCACCGGCCACGGTTGAGGCTACGAGTGCCATGCTGGTGTCCAAATCATCCAAGACGTCAGTAATGGATTCGCCACTTGTAACATAATTACTCTCGGTAAAATCACGAGTACCGAGTTCAGTATTTAAAGCATCCAACGCGGCCTTCAAATTATCTACAGAACCATCCACAATCGGAGATCCTGGGATTGAAGTCCAAGCCGGATCAACTACACCATCTGAAGAACCTGTATAACTCCACAGGTCAGCTATATCAGATACTATAGCTTCGTCTCCCTCCCAAGAACTAACAAAGTCAGTTCTATTCCACTGGTGCTCTTCCATATCGGAAAGAACTTTGCGGTAAGGGTAAACGATCATAACAGATGAAGGATCACCAGATGTTGTGGTGTACTCTCCCTCTTCTGTGTAAAATTTTACATAAACATCTGTACCATCACCAGTTCCACTGTGATCTGCTGCATCGTGGAACTTAGCATATACTATATCACCGTTGGCGTCTCTAAACTCGCCACCAGTGTCCATGTCGATGACATCTATTCCTACGACTCTATCCAGGCCACCTTCATCATTATACGAACCAGAGTTGGTCGTACTTGCGAAAATAGGTAGTCCTGTAGTATCAATCGGTGTAGCATACTGAAGAGACGTAGTAAACAGGAAGCCTTCATCTCCCGGAGTTAAGCTATATCCCGCACCTGACTGGTCTTCTGTAACAGCCAGAATAATAGTATGAGCGTCCAAGGTATTGCCGGACATCTCATTAAGACTGATCGTCTTGTCTGTATCTGTGGCTGTAGGATCCGTATAAGTCGGATTAGCAGTGAACCAATCGCTGGTGCCCTTAATTTGCTTTATCAGAGTTCTAAACACATTCATGTCGTGTTCAAGAACATCATCCGATAAACCTGAAACTGTAGGAGTTGATGGCTCTGCTACGGCTTGCGTGTTTACATCAGCGACTGCATCATCGTAGGTAGCTGAGCGTCTAATTTGTTCATACTGAGTCAGTAAACTTCTCTGGGCAGTTACCGGAGTAATACCCGTAATAATGAAATTTTCTGATGTAGTATGATTATCAACCGAAGCACTAAATTCCATAGAACCGGCTGACGTTACATTTAAATTAAACTCAGCTAAACCATTAGAATCGGTGTTAACAGGAGGAGTTTCCTGAAGTACACCAATATTCCCACTAACACCAGAGATAGTTACCGGAGCACTTTCTACAGCCTCTCCGTTGGTATCCTGAACATATACATAGAACGTTGCTGTATCTCCTACGTATACGCCAGTCTCTGACGTTTCATGGAATTCTACTTTCTGTATAGTCGCAAAACCGTAAGTAGAGAATCTATACGCATCGAAAGATAACGTTCTAGTGCCCGAGTTCCAGCTTACATTATCAATTCTGCCTACATTAGATCCAGACAGAGTTGTTTTAATTTCTTGGTCATATGCTGTAAGGGTGTATGAAGACCCTTCATCATACAACACTGTAATCATAGGAACATCATCAGCATCAAACGTTTTTTCGATTGTTACATAACTATTTGAATCTAGACCAATGATTTGACCGATCTCACTTGCTGGGTTGATATAAATACTATCGTCACCAATGCTGAGACCAGTAAAGTTACGTCCACTAAAGGACAATTGCTCTAGTTTGCTTTTATTAAATTCAACTTTCGTCTTGGCCGAAATTCTTGTGACCTTGTTTGACGAAGCTGAATCAAAACCCAACTCCTCGAAGTCAGTATCCCAAGCTACGCTGCCCCTAATGGTAGGTTCAACGAATGTGAATGTGACCTCATTTGATTCGAATGTATCAGTTTCAGTTTCAGACGCATCTTTAAATTTGACATAAGCAGATTGCGGGTTATTGTGTCTAGCAAGACGAGCGGTTCTTTCGTCAGTGAAAGCAATCCACTCGGCACCGGAGGCGGTAACAATACCCTCTCCTTCTACTAGCTCTAAGCCCCACATTTTGTAATGTGTGGGTGTAAATCCAGAACCGGCGTAAAGGGATACATGTACCGTCAGCCCACCGGATGTCGGAGAACCATAGTTTAACTCCACATTGCTGGGAGATGTGTTGGCAGTAGATTCATACTCTAAGGTAAAATAGTTTGCCATAGTTTCATCTTCCCTCCGTTAGGATTTTTTACTTATAATTACTGACGAACGATGTAAGTGATATTACGTCCCGCCTGGATTGTAAACAAGAAAGTAACTTCATCAGAAGCTGATGCTCCATCTGCTTCTTCTTTGTAGTCACGGTCTGCATTAGCACCAGCATTACCAGTACTTGCAGCGAGTAGCTGACCATCGACATAAATGTCCATGTTGCTACCTTCACGACCAGCTGTAGCGTCAGGTGTGTATCCACCTGCAGAAATCAGAGCTGCCGGAAGTGTATGTGGTGTATTGGCTGTAATTTCCGAGGCCACAGATTCAACGAATTTTTCGCCGAGACCCGCGTCAACACTGTCTTCAATGTCTTGCAGCTGTTGATCCAAAGTATCCAGAGCAGCAGTAATAGATGTGCCGTCTGTAAGATAGTTACCTTCTGAATAAGTGCGGTTACCAATACCAGTGTTCAAGAGGTCAGCAGCAGTAAAAAGATCTGCTGGATCTGAACTCAGAACGAAGTTACCAGTTGCATTTGACCAAGAACCCGCGGTGCTGCTAACACCATCAGATGAACCAGTATAACTCCATAGATGCTGAATGTCTTCAATTAGTTCAATGTCACCTTCCCAAGAACTAATGAAGTCAGTACGCAGCCACTCATGTTCCTGCATAGAGGCCAAGGTTTTACGACGTGGATAAACGAAGTAAATATTGCTTGGAGCTCCGCCGGAAATAGTGGTTAGATCGATCTCTGCGTCATTGGCATAGAATCTGGCATATACATCTGTGTTTTCTCCAGAACCGCCAAAGTCAGCTCCATCGTGAAATTTAGCATAGACAACATGACCGTCCGCGGTCTGAAACTCAGAATCATCGGCTGAGTTTACAACATCGATGCGGCAAATATTATCCGCATTACCTTCGTCAAGATAACTACCACTATTAGCGGTAGAAGCGAAGATAGGAAGACCTGTTTTATCTATAGCATCTGCGTAATTTGTAGTATTCGGTGACAAAAGAACACCAGTAGATGTGCCTGAAACTGTGTAACCATTACCAGCATTATCATCTGTAACAGCAATAATGATGGTCTTGGCATCCAAAGTGTGACCGCTAAAGTTAGTCAAAGACGCTTCTTTAGGGGTGTCCGTCGCTGTTGGATCCGTATACGTTGGTAGAGAGGAATACCAATCTGTAGTACCCTTAATTTGTTTCATGAGGGTACGAATAACATTAGTATCCTCCTCAAGAGATCCTGATACGGTAGGTTCGGCAACGGGCGACGTATTGACGCCTGCTACATCATCAGCATAGGTAGCAGCACGTCTGATTTGCTCTAACTGTCTAAGTAAACTTCTAGCCATTGCTTATCTCTCCTTCTGTATAGAGTTTTTAAAGCTTTAACGTGCGATTTGCAAATCCTTAATCCTCTTTCGAATGATTTTACATAGACTGTCTTTGCCTGCGAGTTGATTCGCCTCCTGTAAGGAGTACTTCAATAATTTTAGATCTGTAACCTTAGGAAGAGTCTCTCGTGCCTTCCTCACTGACAACCCAACAATGTCAGCAACATCCAACTTCTTCTGAACTAGTGGGGAAGGACCAGCTTCAACTCGATTCGCTGGTTTCACAGATTCTTCTTTTTCAGCCTTAACCTCAGTAGCTTCCGTAGATTCGTCCTCTAATACGACTTTCCATTTCTTTGAGTCTTTAAGTTTGACGTTACGTAGCCACTGAACGAACTCTTGTCCCTCTTTCAAATCATGCTTGGCACCGTACTGCTCAAACAGCTCGTCCAAGGGGACCTTTGCACCTGGGCCTATTGCTCTTTTCATTGCATGTGTCCAGATAGTCGATGTGTTCATTACATAACCATTCATAATAACTTCTCCTTTTCAATAGAATTTTACCTTGTCCTTACAAATCTTCTAGTCCGTGAATCTTGTCCATAATGTTATGGAAAAGGTTTGATAAACGATGTAAAACTAAACCCACTAAAAACCAATCAATGCTTTCGTGTATTAATCCTACATCTCTAAAAAACAAAAAGGCGATCAAACTACCAGCCCAAACTGAGAAACAGTATCCACAGTCCAAAAGCTGGTGTAACCAATCGAAAAATCTATTTTCTTTACCCAGCTTATAAATCTTTGCCCTAAGCGGGCTAAAAAATTCCGATTTAACTATGATCTCTGTTAAAGCTTCTGTAAGTATGACCGCCAATAAAAACGTTATAAGTGTATAGACATTCAAAACTTTCACCTATTATAAGGTTAGTTAAAAGCGTGTGTACCTCACCCACCACAAAGGTGAGTGAGGTACTTTATATGAGCCCTATTATAGGCTACGGTCAATAATACCCATACCGAGCATTCTACTGTCAAGACAAGCAAAACCCAGCTCAGCCCAGCCAAAGAAACCTTGTTTCTGAACACGGAGCAGAGTTGGATCGTCGTGTGCTTCATATTCTTTACGAATAGGCATAACCAGGGAATCATTTTGACTAAGGTCAAAACCGAGAACCTGAGTTTCACCAAGAGTACCAACAGTACCGTCAGCATTAGTTACGTTAGCATTTTCGATGGTGTAAGCATTGTATTCTCCACTACCATCAGCGATAAACTTACCATAAGCGGAAGCATTACCATTGATGTTGTAAAGACCAGTTGCACCAAGATGCTGAATTTCATGCAGACGTACATTCCAGATAGAACCCATGCCAGCAGCCTGAAAGATTTCACGGCGTGTTACAGGGTCAATGTCTGTGTCAGTCCACTCACGAATATCGGCAGCATCTTCTGGAGATACATACAGATCTGTGAGGGTACGACCAATTCTCTTAAAGCCTACGATCATTTTATTGATGAGCTCTTTGGAGAGATAGCCAGCACCGGTAGAAGCAGGCTGAATCTCATAAATAGGGGCTGGGCGGCTGCCCAAGAGGCCCTTGCCTGAGAAAGATGAAGTAGCGGCAGGCATAATTACACGCCATCCACACTCTTCTTCGTAGTTAGCCAAGTCTTTTGCGGCACGTGCTGCAGCTCTCTGAGCAATATCGACACGTGAATCACGAGCATATGTGATTTTCCAATCAGCAGATGCGTCGATGGTGAACGTAGGAACGTAAACCTCTTCACCAATACCTTCGATGAAGTTCTGAGCGACGTAACCGAGTCCGGGAAGTACCCAAACTGGGATTTCGAAGTCTTCAGCTACAGGATAAACGGCCTGTGCACCAGGAGCTAGACGCTCAACTGCGAACAGCTGACGCATAATAGACTCCATTTCGATTTTCTGCAGGATCGGAGTTGTAATAGCAGCGGCGAATGCACGATAAGCTGCCATACCTTCTGGTGTATGAATGTTCGCGGTTTCGCGGAACAATTCTTGCATTTCTTTGAGATCCATAATTTCACTCATTGTTAACAACTCCTCCTATCTTAGTAATGGATGCACGGTTAACGTGCTTTAATCCAAAGTAGTTTTTTATTAGACCAAAAGTTTGATTCTAATTGGATACAGTGTGGTGTTAGCGATGTTAGCTGTAGCCTTGGCTGCAGAAGCACCCTTAACAACACGAGCAACTACAATTGTAGAACAACGTTCGCCAGCGGTGTCTGTACCGTCAGAGTCAGTTGTGCTAGCAGTAACCTTGGCTTCGTCAGCCGCTGGATACAGGGCTTCGCCAGGAGTTACTTTTGTAGTTCCATCAACAGATGTATAATGTACCGTATCCCAAATACCGAGGTGAGCTACGCCAACCGGAACGGCCTTTGTACCAGTGATATTACCAGACGCATCATAAAGCGGCTGTGCAATAGCATCACTAGAACCCAGGTCACCAGGCATCATGAATCCAGCAGGATGTACCTGATGGTATCCAGTTTTAACTTTCTGCATAGAGAAACCAAATGGGGTCTGGGTCACGCCGTGAGCCATTTTCATAACCATTGGTTCTTCATTAGCAGCTGTAGGATCAAGATAAACTACTGAACCTGCGTAAGCGATAACTCCACCGATCCCAGCGGCACCAGTAGCTGTCTGAGATGCGTAGCTGCAGAATTGGTTTTCTACAACAGGATGTCTTGGAATAAACATGTCCTTTTTCCTCCTATAATTCGATTATTCGTCTGAATTTTTCCATCTCTTAGCCATAGCTTCGCCCATTTTGCGGTACTTGGCTGTGAGACTTTCACTTGGAATATATTCCATGTTTAAAGACGCCATTGCCTGCATACCAGGAGTTACTTCGGCAGGAGTGGTAGTTTCGTCTTCTTCGGAAGCTGTTTCTTCATTTTCTTCGGAAGCTTCTTCGGTTTCTTCCTCGGATGCGGTTTCTTCTTCAGAGTCATCAGAAGATTTTTCTTTGCCCTTCTTCTTCTTCATTTCCTCTTCGTCTTCTTCCTCATCTTTCATGGGTTTCTTACCGTTTTTAGCTTCCTCGTCGGCAGCTTTCTTAGCAGCCTCTTCCTCTGCCTTTGCGTCAGCTTCGGCTTTACTTGCCGCTAATTCGGCAACTACGGCTTCTCTGATAGATACCAGCTCATCCTTATAAGATGCAAAATCTTCATCTGTCATTTCCCTAACTTTAGCCGTCTGGGAATCTTTATCAGAGCGAGCGACGCCAGCATCTTCAAGCTCAGCCATACGTAGTTCGGCTGCCCTATCCTTTTTCATATCCTCAAGTGCTTGTTCGGTTTCACCAAGTTTTGTATTGGCAGTTTCCAACTCTTTCTCAGCCGCCTCAAGCTTCGAAGTGAGTTCTTGGATTGTTGCGTCGGCTTCAGTAGCTTTCTCTTCCATTTCGGCCATCTCAGTATTCTTCTCTTCTAGAGCAGTAGTGAGTTCGGAAATAGAAGCAGCCGCTTTCTGAAGTTCGGCTTCTGTCAGTTCACGAATCTTGGCTTCTTCCTTTTCGTTGAACAGGTTTTTTACAACTTCAGCAACCTGTGCTTTCAAAGTTTCATCCATAATGTTAAGTTTCCTCCTTGCAAATTGTTAATTCTTACAAGTTGATCTGGCAACTTAACCGACCTGAAAAGTGTATAATTCAATTAAGTTTCCTTTTCCTACTACCAAAATGTTAATTACAAATTAGGGAAGGTTTTGGGTTGCCCCATGATTGCCCCTACAATATAAACCTTCAACTTCAATTTCGTTTCCGAGCATAAACATAAGTGCAATGTTTACGTCAGCCCCAGAAGCACCAGAGCTGGCTTTTACGGTGATGGTATTAGCTACTGTGTCTTTCTCAACATAACAATATCCAACATCGCCTTCTGGAGTAGCCATAACTGTGGCGTAAGTAGCCAAGTCATAACCATGCCATTTGATACCAGAAGCTACAACAACTTCTGATTCACCGTCGGCCATGACGGCTGTGCTAGCCCATACAAATGGGTAAGCGTGGTTGTTACCAAGGTTACGATAGAAGGCGATGTTGGATATTGTTATGTTGAGAAA